GGTTGGGCTTGGGCACCGGGTCTTGGCTGTCCAGGTGGCACGTTAGGCCCTGCCTGCTGGCTCGGTGCGTTCAATTGTCCATTGGCTTGAGGTGGGCTTGCCTGTGGAGGCACACCAGCACCACCCATATGCTGTTGCATATTAGCGGCAGGGCTACCCATCTCAGGTCCCTGAACTGGAGGCAATTGTGGAACAATCATGCCCTGAGTTGATGCGTACATTTGGAACATGATGAACTGGCCCTGCTGCTGGTAGATGAAGGCTAGTTCTTGGTCTCCATTATTCACAGCCGCCTGCCAGTTGGTATAGGTCGTAGCTAATGGGGAGCCGCGCTCTGCCAGTTGGCCCCTAAGACGGTCTTCCATGTTATCAACATCACGAATCTTCATGGTGTTGTCTCTAATCCACTGGTCGTCCACCAGAGGCATACCATCCACACCGGGCTGGCGTAGCAACTGGGCCTGCTGAATCTTCTGGATATCGTCTTCTGGGAGGTTAGGAGTTAGTTCGACGTTCATCTCCCCACCGATCTTAGCAACCTCGAACGGGATAGTCTCACTGAAACCACTCCCGTCCCTGCTGCGGCCAGATACGGTCAAGGTAGGGAACATACCGGTGGAATACTGCTCCATAAGTATTTCCAGCATCATGAGATAAAAGTCTTCTCCCTGTTCAATTACAGGTTGAATCTTTTCTTCTGCTGATACTCCCAGGGAATTAATAGCGAATCCAGATAGTGAGAATGGCGTATTGCCAAAGTGAACAGGAGAGAGTGAACCCTGTTGTACCTGAGACTGTATTAGTCCCAACATCTGAGACGCTGTTTGAGTCATCTCTACCGAAGGGATGTTATCAACTCTCTCCATGTTACGGACGGAGATAGGAATCTCAGCTCCCGGTAGAGACGCATCAGCATCCAGGGTACGAGTTCCATCATTAGACGATATGAGTTTCTTGGGGTCTCGTGCCTCAGCGGCTAGATGAAGTCCAATAGATAGAAGATAATTCTCCCACTTGTAGACCTCTCGGTTGGTCTCGTAAATGGACTCAGAAAAGTACTGAATGGCATTATCATTATTAGATAGTCCTGTGGATGATGCCGAACCTGATGAGGAGGCATTGGATAAAAGTGGCATAGAACCACCAAAGGAATAAGCCACAGGAATTCTAGGCATCATATGTGGTGATGGCGGCTTGAGAACCTGCATGTCTTCTGTAAAGACTGCATTAATTACATCGTCGTAAAAATCATAGACGACGATCCCGGTCTGGTCTTGAGCATTAAATTCATCAGTGGCATTATCTAATTGGATGCCATATTCTCGCTGAATCTGGTCACGAGTCTTGGCAATCTTATAGGCACACCAGGCCAGCCCGTCAGGGCCGTAATCCCATATCACATTGCGTGGGTCCCAGGGAGTGACATCAACGATCGTCTGGCCCTGTTGGTCAACTGTAAGTATGGTACGAGCAAAGACAGGGCCACGTATGGCTATCTGCCATCCACTCTGATTACGTAAAGGATTCTGTCCCTTACGTTTTAATCGTTTGTCTATGGAGTTAAGAAGGCCGTACCCAAGTCGTTCCTTGGTAGAGTCCACACGAGTTAGGGCCTCAGAGCGTCCCTCGGCAGCGATACGAATGATAAGAGATGAGTTGTTGTACCAGTTGGTGATTTTCTTGCCAAAGTTTTGTGGCTCATTACTGGTGTAATGGAGAAAATCATCAGAATCGTACAGGTCATTATCAATACCATTAAAGGTCTTGCCTATACGTAGGTTGAAGTCATTATCAAATCTTTTATATAGCGGGTCGAGGGATTGTTCACGCAGTTGAATTCGTCGCCGCAACTGGGCAGGTTCATACTGTCTAATAAACGCTTCAAGCTGCCTTCCCTGTACGGTGTCGCTACCAGGAAGTCCATTTGTAGAGCCATTTATAGAGCCATTTAGTTGCTGAACCACCACCACCACCTACCCCAAGTTTCATGGTCATTCTAACACAGAGTCATTAGTCTATTATTTGAACTTTACTTCTTCAGCCTCTCATGAGGCAAGCCCATCCGTCTTTTACCTATCTTCTGGCCCCCTCTGCGGGTTATGCCGGGCCTAATAACATCAGAATTTATACCTTCATAGTGGGTGATACCCGCTTCCAGAGCACGTATGCCGTCACAGTTAGAGGAGACAGGATGCGTTCCTATGGAGCGTACATTATCTCCTGTTTTCCATCGATAGGCCATAATTTCACCATGCCCTGAGTGGGGTGACGGTATGGCTCCGAACTCAGAGATAATCCCTACACATTTAGGATTGAAAATTATACCGGGCTTATGAGTAGTGAGATTTACGTGTAGGTACTGGGCCAACCTTTCATCGGATAGATTAATCTGCATACGGTGATTCTTGGCAGCTATAAGCCCTACCTTTGAGAACCATAATTCTTCGATTGAACCCTGAGAATGGTGAACATCTTTGTAGTATGGGTCTATAGCGAGTTCTTTAGTTTCCTTCCACCAAACCTGCTGGGTACACCAGTAAATTACGTCCTCGGTTAGGGCGTTATATTCATGGAATTCATCAAAGACCCGGTACTGACCATCTATTTTGTGACATATTTCCAGGGCATGGACACCTGCGAAGCCAGGGTCTTGGAATATGTAGACCGTTTCTCCTGGAATGTAGACTGAATCCTCAGATACGTGCATTCCGATATTGAATTCTTTAAAAACTAGACCCTCTGGAGGTACCGATTTGCCTGCGATACGTTCCATAAAGAACTCGTCAGAATTTTCCTGGCGTAACCTTTGGATCTCTGGGTCTTCAAGACCCAGAGGGAATAAAAAGTTGTTCGAGTAGGTAGGTAATTCAAAGGATTTTCGTGAATCCTTTTCTATGGACCAAGCAACGGCCATGGCAGGAAACCAGGGCTGAGACTTCTCAATAGTTCCTATCAGCCACATCCAACCACGGCGTCCAATAGTACGAGAGTTCATTAGATTGAAGGTGTTATAGGAAAGCTGACCGGCCTCACACGCTATAATTCCGTGAGGAGATACTCTAGCAAAGGCAGCATCTGGTCTGGCCTCGGATTTCACAGTTATGGAGATACGGGGTACAGGTTCATCAGGAAATTTAACATGAATCCAACCGGGGGTATCTACCTTGGAGGATTTGGTGGCGGGCAGACCTAGTGTGATTAGGTCCTGGTAGATGCGTAGGAATTCTTCCTCACAGTTTAGGTACTCAGATCCTACCAGCCAGTAGATTAGGGTAGAATCGCAACGATTATTAATAAGATGAGGGTATTTAACTTCATCATGCCCTGGGCATTTTGAAGGATCTTTTTTATCAAAAACACAGGGTTGCCACTTTTCCATGTCTTGATCAAGTTGGTCCTGAAACTTCTTGGCTCCCAGTTCACTCTTACCGGCCTGTTGGCCTCCGGTAACCAGTATGAATCTTCCCTGATAGAGAACTATGGGCAGTTGTCCCTTAGTTGGGGTGTACCCCATATCCTCAAAGATACCGGCAGTAGTTTTAGGAAGCGTTAAGGTGGTCACTTTTTCTTCTTTGTGACCCTATTCTTTTTATATGGTGTGGCCGTTCGCTTTTTGGGAGACTTCTTAATATTGTGTGGGTTTCCTTTCGGGCCGTGTGCTGGAGACATAGTGCAACTCCTTTAAACGTATGTGAGTTCGGACGTTTCGGACGTTTCGGACGTTTCGGACGTTTCTTTTGGTTGATAACTATTTTCTTCTGTAACCAGGCCAATCTTCGGGCCGGACCCAGTGTCAATATGTACCTGCGCCTTGACCCACCGGCCTGGAAGACCTCGCTTTAACTGCATTTCTCCAAGGCCGATCTGGTCATAGTTTAGGTCATTGGTCCCGTAGACGAAGATTGGTCGCCCGTTACTCTTGAGAACCACAATCTCTTCTATGGCTTCTTCAAGACTATCAAAGCTGCCCAATAATGGAGCCTTGGAATACTTATTTGGACTGGTGCCATACGCATTGAAAACCAAAAAGCCCTCACATTTCTTCTATATGCTTAGTCTTCAGATCCTGTATCGCTAGAGTCTACCGCTAAAACATCCTTCGCTAGTGCGATGATGCCAGCAATGCAGCCTACGGCTATCTCGGTCATCTCGTGCCATATCCCCAGGGTTGCGATTGTTCCCAGAATGGAAAGCGACAAGAATATCTGAGGCCGTATCCGTCCAAGCAGGACGCCGATCATCTTCATAATTATCCCTCTCTACTGAACCGCAGGTACGGCCATTGAGACCTCGACGTTTGAATCATTGGTAAACGATTTATAGATGACGGAGGTCGCTACTGTGAAGGCTTTCGTCGCCAGGTCTGAGTCTCCGCCGACCTCATTCAGGGTGATTTCCATCGTCCCCGCCTTCACCCGGTCAATGACGCAGCCACCGCCTTTGCTGTACAGGTTCGTCAGTTTAAGCACATCCACCTGACCATTCACGCCGGACGATGCAGAGGTGATTTTCAGTTGGTCATAGTAGCCGCCGGTCGTGACCATATCGTCGGCGCGGTTGCCACCATTAATTCCTCGGTCTCTGGGAGTCCCTGCCACTGCTGAGATGGATTGGCCGTCCGAGGCGTTCCCTTTAATTAGCAGGTCATGAATCTCGGAATTAGTAATCGTCAGCGTCTCGCATCGCCACCGGTCGATATACAGCGTCCCGACCTCCAGATACGTCTCTGTGAAGGCAGGAGAGACCACTGTGGGCAATCCACCCACAATGACCACGTTTGTTTCTCCACTGGGCAGTGTTGAACCGGTGTAGCTGGTTCCGAGCGAGATGTTCTCTATCGTGATCATGCCTACGCTGGTTGCACCCAGATCTACTCGGAGTGTGTTGAATTCTTCTGGGGAGAATATAGGGATTCCTATCGGGGCCATATATATACCGGGGTCGCCCCGGCTGAAACTTTTCTCAGCGAAGACGGTTTCGTTCACGACCACTCCTCCACCGACGGCGGAGCCTGCCACCAGGAACGAAATCGCCATCTGAGGCGAGAATCCCATAGTTCTCAGAAGAGAGTAAGGACTCTTGAGAATATTAAACGTCGTCTTCCATTTGGCCGATTCAGTCTGGAGGTATTCCACCTTAGCAAGAAGCCAGTTCCTCCAGCCCACAATCTTACGATAGAGCGATAGGGGCGAGCCTTTTATAGCGGCAATGGTATTACGTACCAGGAGGAGAAAACTTGCCGCTAGGGTCAGCAGAGCTGCTCCCAGGGCCGATCCCCAGACAACTGGGTCTCCATACAGGAGGGCGATGTGTGCCCGCTCAAGATAAAGTCCTCTTCCCAGGCTCGTAATGTAGATGGGGAAGACAGGTTCGAGTTCAAGATAGGTGAGTGGGTTTACGGCAAGCACGGCCAGAACTGCCACCGATAGGATGAGAAGAAGTCCTCCCGTAATTCCACGCCACGGAAATGGTATTCGTGAATTTAAGAACCTTTGTTTTATAACTTTTCTTGGATGGTCATTCATTTATCTCACTTAGATTCTCAATATATTCTATGGGTAGTTTATCTAAAGAATCGGTCAGACCAAGTTTGTCGTAAATGGTGTTAACAATCCACTGGTTCATACTAATTCGTTCTTCCCAGGCCCTGTCCAGTATATGAGTATGGGCATCCTTTGGAAGTCTTAACTGAAAACTCTGTCTACTCATTGATAGTTGGCTAGGCTCTGAATAGTAGAGGTTGGTTCGGCATCGATCATTGGTGGCATATCTGACTGTGCGTCTAGAAGCCGCAACATTAACCGACTAGCCATAAGATCCCGTGCTATATCGTCTGCCGAGCTATGGTTCACCTGAACGGATGGCTTGCCTATGGCGCGGTCCATCAGGGCCTCTATAGCCTGGAGCCTTTCCTTGATGGATGGAGTGGATTTATCCTGTTTTTCACCATGAGCGATTGAGATTAACACGTTAACGAGAGAACTTAGGTCTCCACCGGTCTTGGCAAGAATCTGGTTCACAAGCGTTTGATGCCGTCCAGCACTAGTATTGCCACGTCCGGCCTGATTTCCCGCCTGAAAGCGGCCTCTAGCGTCCTTATCGGGGAGTGGTGCATGACTCATTGAGCACATTATGAATACCTCACTTGGGTATGATAACTAATCTTAGGGGTAGGGGGGGGTCTTACCCCCCGAAATCCACTGCAACACTGCAACGGTACCCTATCTCTTTTGGTCTTATGTCGGAGTCCGACATATACGAAGCAGTCTATCAGCGTCTAAACAGGTTTATGTGTCGGAGTTCGACACATATTATTTTTTACTCTGGTCCGTTTCACTTTCGACGATACCATTCATCCAACCGTTTACCCAGTTCAGGAAACGCTGTTTAGGCACTAACATACGTCCTTCAAGATAAATTACAGGGAACACGCCTTTGTGAGCTAGTTCATAACTCTTACCTCGACTCTTACCGAGGAGCCTTCCAGCCTCTGGTACTGTCATCACCAGACTATCGTCATTGATATCGCTCTTTGCCATAAAAGTTTCCTTCCCACTTCTTTTTAAAAACATCTAAGACCGGACTTAAACAGGACATGCCTAATGAGGCAGGCTTGCTCTTAGTTCCTCCTGTGTCACGCCTATGGCCCCTGATAGCACATGAAG